GTAGCGGTTCCTCCTTGTTTTGTGTTGTCCAGTGCGGCGCAGATTTCGTCGTACTGCTGCCGCGTCAGATTGTGCGGATCCTGCTGCCCGTATTTCTGGACGATCCGCTCATTGACTTGCTGCTGGCTCAGGCCCGCGTCCTCGCCTTTGCGATACATGCGGGAGAGCTGCGCGTCAGATAGGGGCCGTGAAGCGCCTGTGCGCCCGCTCTGGGCGTTGCACGGTGCCGGTTGGGTATTTCTACCCTGAGCGCCGTTTTGAGGCTGTGTGGCCGTCTGTGGCGCTTGCTGGCGGCCCTCGCTGGTGTGATCCTGCATGTCGGGATCGTCGTCGCCTTGATCTATGCCGAATTTCTCGAAAAGGTAGTATTTGAGGCAATACGTCCACGCGGAGCCCTTGGCTTTGTCCGGGCCGCCGTCGTTGGTGCCGATTGCGTGCAGCGTTACCTCCAGCTTATCCTCTGGATCGTCCGCGTTCGTCCAGCGGATCGTCAGGTCGGCCTCATACACCCACACGACGCGATCGCCGTTCCGGGTGTGCTGCACGAAGTTGGAATAGTACACGAGATCCCCGTTTTCGGCGTGTCTGGTGGCCGTCTCGCCCACAATGTCGAAGTTGACGCCGTATTTGTTCATGGCCGGGGTGAGAAGCTCGTAAACGTCGAAGATCTTCGCAAATTTATACTTTACGCCGTCGCTGTGCTGCTTCTGGGTGATAGAGGGCACGGCCTCCCGCAGCTTGATAAACTTTTCTTGCAGGCTCATGGCCTCCCGCGGCGGGGCTTCTGCCTCTTTCGGTTTGGCCGCCGCTGCTGTTTTGGTGCTGTCTGCCATGTTCTCGCCTCCTTACACGTCCACCGAGAAGGTGTCCGGCTTTTCGATCGCCTTCACTCCTTCCACGATCTCGCCGGTTTCGGTGTCCACGACGCTGCCGCCCATGATTTCGAGGCGTTTCTTGTATTCGCCCCACTTTGGCTTTTCCTCGGTCTTGATGAACTCCAGATTACCGGAGGCTTTCAGGAACTCCACCAGCTTGCTGTCGTCCTTTTCCATGGTGGCCCCGCCGAACTTGCGCGTCAGCGTGCCGGACAGAAGCCGGTAGCTCGCTTTGGTCTTGGTGGTCTTGTGCGGCACCGTCTCGAAGTATTCTGCGAGCTTTGAGGTCAAGAAGCGGGTGCCGTTCTCACACCGGCGCTCTGCTGCGGCCAGCTTTTCCTCGATCCGTGCGATCTGCGCCTCTGCCAGTTCGCGGATCCGTGCGAGCTCGGCGCGTTCCTCCGCGATTTTGCGGCAGGCCCAGTCTGCGCAGCCGTCGTCGGTGATCCTCCATGCCGGGCGCGGCGCGTCCTCGGCCTCTGTTTCGTCCTGCCCGAACACGCTCATGTCCATGCCTTCCAGCTCGTCGAGAGTGACGGCCGGTGCCTGCTCTACCGTTGCCGCTGTGGCTTCATTTTCGGCCGCTGTGGCCGTTTCTTTTGCCTTGGTGATAACTTCCCCGCCTTTGGTCTTTTCGGCCGTCTGAGGGGCCTCTGCGGCGATTTCCTTCGCCTTCGTGATTGCTTTACCCATTCTCCTGATCCCCTTCCTGATTTTTTAACGCTTCCCGGAGCTGCTGCCGGGTTGCTTGGTGTTCTGCGATTTCGTCGGCCAGTTTGGCCTCTGCTTCTTTGAGTGCGGCGTCTTTATCCTGCCAGTGCTGGTACCACTCGTCCGAGGACTTTTGAGCCTCGTCCCTCTGGCGTTCTGCTTCAACTGCGCGGGCCGTCATGGTTGCCAGCAGATCGGCCATGAGCTCGATCGGGCTTTTGCTTTTCTCGTCCATTACTGTGCCTCCTTAAAAAATTTGTGATTGTTTATCGTTAAAACGTACACCTGCGACTCGTGCCACTCGCTTGACGCCAGATCCGGCGCGTAAAAATACTTGATCGGCTCGTGAGTGACGACGTACCCGAAGTCGAACACGGCCCCCACGGCCTCCAGTGCCTCGCTGTCGGGTTCTGGCCTGCGGCTGCTGTACTCGTACCGCTCCAGAGCCTCCAGCGGCCGGATCCCGTCGTCCTCGCACGCTTGGAGCATACACTGGGCCACGGCCACCTTGCCCGCGAAGGGTTCCCCGGTGGCTTCGGCGGTGATTGCCGACGCCAGCTCGTAGCGTTCTATGTCTGTTATGGTGTAGCGCTTTTCAAATCCTGCCTCGGCGGCCCATGCGTCTGTCAGGGCCTCCATATTCACCGGGCAGCCTTCGCCGAGCGCGAATATATAGGCGGTTGATTGTGTCGCCTCCGGCTCCGGTGCTGGCGTCATAGTCTCCGCTGCTGTCCGGGACTCTCCGGCAGCTGCCGGATCCTCGTTGTCCCCGAACGTGAAGCGCACGACGACGAAAACGAGCAGCAGGGCCAGTATCACGGCCAGCGCCATGCGCCAGTTCAGGCGCTTGCATTTCGTCGCCAGCCGGTGTAAAATAGGCTTAGGCTTTCGGCGTCTGTGCTGATTGCTTACTGAATGGCTGCCCGGTAGCGTCGGGCGGCCGTTTTTTTGTTCTGTCATAATGCTGCCTCCAGTTCATAGCGTTTTACGGTGTAGCGGGAAAACGCCCTCTCCCGGATTGTGTCGGCGGTCAGTAGCGCGAGGTAGTCCTCGCCGTAGCTTTCGCCGGTGTGCAGCTTATTGAGGGCCAGTTTTCTGCGGGCGTATGTCTCACACTCCCGGAAAAGGTCAGCCGGAGTACACCAGCCCAGAGCCTTGTCGGTGTTGGCTTTCAGCGCGTCGCTGCGTTTGTCCTCGGCCGCCTTGATCTTCCTGCGGCCCCTCTCATCCGTAGAGGCTGCCGCCTTCGGCGTACTCAGTCCCAGCGCTTCGGCGATCTCCCGGTATGTGTACCCCTGCGCCTTCATGGTGAGGACGTCGAGTTGCTGCTCGGTCAGGATTTCCAGCAGCGGCATGTATTGAGCTGCCACCACTTCGTCCTCCCGCTGGTACGGTAAAAACTGCGGATCCCCGATTATGTCGTAAAGCGTCAGGCCGTCCTCGGTCATTTCCGCGTCGAGGCTGAGCGGCTGGATCCGGCGTCTTTGTTTCCGGCGCTCTTTGTCGATCTCCGAGTCCATGGTGTTGCCCGCTATGGTGGTAAAAGAATATTGCCGGAGCTCCTGCCTCGCGGTGTAAAGCCGGACGGCTCGCAGGTAGCCGAACACGGCCACGTCGTACCACTCCGAGGCGTCCAGCCTCTTGCCCCGGAGATATGAATAAATGGTTTGATGATACCGGGCGGCGAGTTCCTGCTGCTCCGGTGTCAGCGGGGCGTTGTGGTTCATGCGTTTACCCCCCCCGCGAGATTTTCATTGTTTTCCGCTTTGTTCATGTCCTTGCTCCTTTCGCCAGTGCCGGGAGCGTGTAGCCCGGCGACTGCATGTATTTGTTGAAACGCTGCGGCCAGTAGGTCACGCCGTCGAGGCGAAAACCGCTGACGCCGTACTTCGGGTTGTAGCCGAATATGTTCACATACTCCAGAAGGTCGGCCCGCTCGTCGTCCATGGCCTTGCATACCTCGAAAAGCGCGGCCACGTCGTCGATCGCCCGGTGGGAGTTCTGCACTTTGTCCTCCAGCTTGTAGGCGACGATCGCGTTCGCCAGCTTGTGAGGGTAGGCCCGGCGGTCTTTGTAAACCGTGAGGCTGTCCAGATAGTCCGCACCCTCGAACAGTTCCTCGCCGTCGGTGACGTGCCGCCAGATCATAGCCCGGCAGAAAAGGAGATCGAACTGTGCGTTGTGGGCCACCAGCAGCACCGGGCCGCCCCGGAGCATGTCGGTGAAGCGTGCTGCAGCTTCGCCCTCGGTTACGCCTTCGGCCTCCAGCAGCTCGTCGGTGATCCCGGTCAGCTCTGTGATCTTCTCCGGGAGTTTCTCGCCCTCCGGCAGCTTCACGAACACGTCGGCGGTGTCAGCCATGCGGAGAGTGCCGCGGGCGGTCTGCTCGATCCTGATCGCCGCCAGCTCAATGATCTGGCAGGTGTCGGCGTCGAGGCCGCTCGTCTCGGTGTCGAAAAATACCACGGCTTTGTACTTCGTGAAAATGTCCGCGAGGTTACTCATGGTCGGCCGCCTCCTTCCCGATCGTCACCGTCAGGGTATTGGCTATTTTGAGCTGCTGGCTCACATTCCGGTACAGTTCCACGGCCGCGTTCACCTGAGACAGCGGCAGCGCGAGAGCTGCGGCCTGCTGGAGCTCCTTGTCGGTTGCTGTGTGCGCTGCTATGCGCTTGAAGCCTTCGGGATCCTTGCCGCCTGCCGCTTCATAAAGGACGGTCAGCTGGTGGGCCAGCACAAGCCGCACGAGAGTGGGTAGCTTTACAGATCCGGGCAGCGTGTCAGGCGACGGTGCGGCCGTGCTTTCCTTCGGTTCGTCGGTCTGGTTGCTGTCCTCGGCGTCCAGATTGTCCAGATCGCCAGAGTCGCCAGAGTACCGGACAAAAGCGGAGCGGAAGCCGACGCCCCAGCTCACAACCGCGCGGGAGCCGCCGCCGTGGAAGGCGAACACCCCAGCGCGCGCACCGTTGGGCCAGCCGCCCCCGCGGAGCACGCAGCGTTCGCCGTCCGTGTCGAGGTAGAAATGCTCGTCGCTTTCATATCCGGGCGCAGGGTAGAGGCCGAGCTCGATCAGCTTCTCCGGTATGTCGATCAGCGAGGCGTCCAGCTCGGTGAACTGCTCGCCGTCCCAGTCTTTTTCCTCCGGCTCGACTGTCTGGAGCTTGATGTGGCCGCCTTCCACGTTGCAGTACACCGGATCCCCGTCGGCGGTGTAAATCGGGGCCCACTCCGGGGAGTCCTTCGACTGATCCGCGCCTGCTGCCGCGCCGTTGTTGGGTATCACCTGCGCCTGCCCGTTCACGAAGCGGATCCCGCCGACGTGTTCCCAGATGTTGCCGCACATGTCGGCCACGCCCTCGGCGGTGCCGTCGTGGTTCCACGTTACCGGGCCGGAGCCGGTCAGCGTTTTGCTGCTGCCGCTTGCGTCCTTGAAGGTGACGCCGGTTTCCTCCGGGTGGTTGTGGCTTTTTCCGCTGTTGGTGTTCCCGCGTGGGAGGGTACCGTTCTTCCTGCTCTGGTGAGCCAGTGCCGCCCACTCGTCGTTCGTGATTAGGTGCCAGCCGGGCCCCTTGGCCTCGCAGAGCCGGATCGCCTCGTCGTGGTTGATGTTTACGGCGGGCTGCTGGTAGGGCAGCGAGTGAGGCACGCCGCCGATCAGCGTCGCCGGGTACTTCCCGATCAGATACGCCTCCACCTTGCGCCCTTTGAGCTCTGCGGGCAGGCCCAGCTCGTCAGGTGTAAAACTCACCATAATGTCCGGGATCCCCCGGTTGTCGAAAATAACCTCGTTTTTCATGCGTTTGCTCCTTTCAATTTCTGCTGGCGTTCCTGCTGCCAGCGCTTATAATCTGCCTGAACGGCCGGATCCTCGAATAGACGGCCGACGCAGCCGATCAGCGTTCGGCACATGGCGTCATTCTGGTGCGAAGGGATCGCGCCGAAGTCCACGGCCACGGCTCCCGGCTTTCTGGTTTTGACTATCTTCACGGCCTTGCGCCTCCTTTCGTCTCTTTCCTCTGCACCGCGGGCAGAGGTAGCCACTCCACGGGATCACCGCTTGGCGGCTCACGTTCCACTCCAGCCCGCACTCGCGGCAGGTTTCATACCGTGCGCCGGGCATGAGCACGGGCTGGCGCTCGTCTTTTGTTGCCGGTTCATGTGCCAGATCCGCGGTGCTCTGGGCCGGTTCGCGCTCTGTGCGATCCTCGCAGTTGCAGCGCTCGCCGTGGTCTAAATGTGCGCCACATTTCGGGCATGTTCTGTATGGCTTGCTCATGGTTCACCTCCTATCCAGACGCAGCGGCCGCCAGTTTCCGGGTGAGTTGCTGCATGAGCAGCCTCCGGTATTTCTTGCGGGTTCGCCGCTTCTTTGCGTGCTTGTATAAATGCCACCACTTCTGGCGGTCGTTTGCGTTGTAAAGCATAGCGTCCACGAAGTTGTTCACGGCCTTGGCGGTGGCCTTGCCTATGGCTGCCGCGAGTTTGCCGAGGGCTTTCGCTGCCTCATTGATCCAGCTTTTCACGGACTCCCAGAGCTTCACGATCCGCGGCGTGATTGCGTCCAGCAGGGCGGTGGCCGTGTCCGGCGTGAGGGTGAGCGTCAGATCCATGGTGGGCGGGCTCCGAAGCTCTGCGGGTTCGTCGTCCGGCGGGTGTTCTGCCTGCTGCGCGTCCTCATGCTGCCGATCCGCAGCCATGAGCTCGCGCATGTGCTCGTAGTCCTCCGGGCTCATATAGCCGTCGTAGACGTAGGGATCCGGCTCTGCGCTGGTGGCCTTGCCGTACCATGGAAGATCTGCCGGAAGTTCTGCCGGGCGCTCCATAGGTTCCGGGGGAAATGCCGTCGAGCCCTCCAGCGTGTTATAGCCGTTTTCATAGTGCCAGCGGATCCCTGCGGCCAGCTCTGCCACGGTCATGTCCTCACCGAAGTGCCCGCAGTAGTAGCCGTTCAGCATGACGGCCTTCGGATCCTTCTCCAGTATCTCGCGGGCCAGCTCCAGATCCTCCGGCTCGAATGTGTCCGTGTCGGAGTCCAGCCACACCGCCTGAGCGTTCCAGCTCCGGCCGATTTTCCAGACGATCACCCACGCGATCCCGCCCCGGATCTCGTCGGCCCATTCCCTTGCGATTGCGTTTATTGCTGCCATATATCTGCTCCTTTCAGGTTGTCACTCTGCCATTTGTGCCGGTGCCTTGAAGTCCTCCAGCGTGAGATCGAGGACTTGGCACAAGTTGACGAACTCGTCGGCCTTCATGTTTCGGTTGCCGTTCAGTGTCTTGCTCAGCAGGTCGGTTTTCATGTGTGCCTGCTTTGATACAAACACAAGAGTCACGCCTCGCTCTTTGATCCTGTCATTGATTACTGAGATAACTTTGCTCACGTTTGCGCCTCCTTTCCTTGTGTGGGCCTGCCTTGTCAGTGCTGGTGGGCCGGTTCCAGCAGACGCCCCGGCGGGCGTTTCGGCTATGCGCTGAGCTTGCGGTGGCAGAACGCCCCGCGGTTGCCGGTGCTCAGCATGTCGGACTCTTTGAACTGGGCCTCCGTGTAGTAGTCGGAGCAGTTCAGCGTCCCCGGTGTTCTATCCGGGTAGTGCTCCCGGAATATAGCGTGCGCTTCCTTCATGCTGG